GAACCCCAGCAGCCATATGCGTTTGGCCCCCAGCAAGCAAGCAGCGTTGATCGCTGCGTATCCGCTGGAGCCGCGCACCTTTACAGTGTCCGCACGATCGCAAAGTCCAAGCTCTGTTGAATGCCGGAGATAGCTGATTCCAGGAAGACAGCGTAGAGCACTGTCCTCCGGCGCAACTATGAACTTCTCTCCGGCGAATTCCGCTATCAACCGATCCTGATAGTGTTCTGCCCATCGCATGTCCGCGGTGATGAATCCTGCGGCCGCTGGGAGCTTCCAAACAGCGTTATTAACGACGAGCACATAGTAGCGCTTGCATAGGAAGGATAAATCCCAACCCAGAAGAGACGGACCTCCGCCCACGATAACTACATCGCGGTGCGGAGTCGAGTCTATCTGGGAGTAGATCATTTTCGGTTCTTGCGCTTTTCAGGAGGAGGGAGGGGCTTTTCGGGTACCCCGGAGATCGTGGCTGCTTTTACAGTTGCGGCCGGGAGTCCGATTAGCGACAGATGGCGCTGTCGTATCAACAGCTCCAGCGTGCGCCAGTCCTTACGGACTTCATTGTCTTCGGGAAGGTAGTCCCCTGCTTGGAGGATAACCCCGTTTACCGTAAACTCTTTGTTGGCGACGAAGGTTTCATCACCCTTGATTGTCTGAAAAAGCGGCATGTCTTTCTTTCTCTTCTTCCATCGGAAGTTGTTAAGAGGACCGCGCCATGTACCAGCGTGGTCCCCTCTTTACTGTGCAACGTGCGGGACCAGCTAGTTAGGCGATGATCCCATTCCAGAACGCGCCGAGATTCGCCGCGGTCAGCTTCATGTCGATGGCGAGCTCGATTTCGATGTAATCCGAGGCTTCCTTTTCGACGCGGAACTTCTTGAGGCGATACCCCTCGCGCGTCGCGCCGATGTGCCCCGTCCACGCGAAGTTATACGCGGCGGAGGGGGTCATGACGCCGGGGCGCGCAGCGACGTAGCAGAGCATTGCGTGCTTCCCACCGATAAAGGTGGGAGCGGCCGTGCCGCCAACGTTGGACGTCTCTTCGATCGCTTCCATCACCTCGTACTGCTCGACTTCGAACAGCGCGGCGAGAGATTGGCGATTGACGATGGCCGGCGATCCAGGGGAGCTGGAGTACTTCACGCGGTCGATGATGTCCGGGTGGTTCTTCAGCTTTTCGTGGACTTCCGCGCCCACAACCAGCTTGTTGGGCTTCAGTCCGGTGCGTCCCATAATCGCGAGCTTGCCGGTGGACACGTCGGTGATCGGGTCGGACGCAACGTCGCTCCAATGCTTACGATTGGTACCGGAAGTGCTGCCGGAGATTCCTGTATACTCCGTCGTCCACAGGCCGGTGGAGAACAGATTCGTGACGAAGATCTTTTCCTTGCGGATCTTCGCCATGCGGATGACGAACTCCATTCCCTGCGAGTCCAGGTCGAGCGGGTCGTCCTGATTGTTGCGGTTCTGATCGGGAATCGGATGCGCGCCTGCCCAGACGTCGCAATAGAAGTTCGGCGTTTTGTCCACCGTGTAAGAGAGCGAGTGCGCGGCCGCGCCGGGAGCGCGCTTGCGCAGACCATCACGATTCCAGTACGTCTCGTCGAACCGATAGTACAGATCGGAGCGCACTTCGGAAGGGATGGTCGGGCAGATGCGATCCGCGACAAAGCCGGCCATGTCCTGGAATACGGCCAGCGACATGTTGGTCAGCGGCCGATTTACGTGCAGGTCACCGGAGTTGGGTTTGGGCATTTGTTGTTTTCCTCAAAATCTCTAAAGTATTGGACCCGTTAGCTGGGGAATTCCAGGTGCAGCTTTAGAGCTTGCCCTGCGGGAAGAACAGTACCGGGATGATTTCATTCACGGCACCCGCCGCGAGAGCTTCGCCCAGAATGTACGATCCCGACGTCACGACAACAGCGCGTCCCGTGCTGTCACTCGCGACTTTGCTACCGGCGGACACTCCGCCCACACCGACCTTAACGAGCGCAATGCGCCCCGGCGAAGTCATCACCGCAGCCGCTTTCCCAGCGGCCGTGGGTTCACCCCCGGCGAGCACACCGTACGCCATCTGTCCCGTGCTGCAGACAGCGGCCTGACCCGACGAAAGCTTGATAAAGCACGCATAGCTGGCCGAAATATCGGCGCTCGCGTCCAGAGTCTCGAGCTGTACTGACGATTCGTAAGCTGCACCCATAGTGGTTTCTCCTTAATTGTCTTTTACAAACTTACGGGGGAGATCCTCTCCCCCGTTATCACGCACAAGGGCGTTTGCCTACTTCTCGGTCGCCTGACGATAGAGCGCCGGATTCTCCTGCACAACGCTCTTATACGCCACCGCGTAGCTTCCACCGTTCTTTTCGTGGCGCGCCTTGGCCAACGCTTCCAGCTTCTTTTCCGCGTCTGCGTAGGAAGTCGGATCTTCGCCGCCCCCCGTCTTGGACACGGGGGTGGTGGTCTGCGCCAGTGCAGCGTCACCAGCTTTCAGCATCTGCATCACGCCATCGTACTCGGCGGGCTTCAGTCCCTTGCTGAGTGAATACAGAATGCGACCCTTGGTGATTGAATCGCCGGGAATGTTCGGAATCTCCGTGTCCGCGCGCTTCGCAAAGTTGGCCAAGTCGCGCTCTTCCCGCAGCTTCGCGAGATCCGCTTGCGTGCTGTCGGTCTGCTTCCGCAGCGCTTCGTTTTCCTTGCGCAGCTCCAGGAGCTTGCGGCCGGCCGCGGTCTTTTCGAGTTCCTTGTCTTCGTCTTCCATATCCTCGCCGGAGCCTTTCAGCATCTCCGCTTTGCAAGTCGCGTCGCCGGCGAAGTACTCGGCGCGCTGTGCGTCGGTGAACTTGTCAAAGCGGATACGCTGCACGTCGGAGAGCTTGGAGATCTCCTCCGCCTGCGTACGCAACGCGCGCTCCTTAACGAGTTCCGCTTCCGCGTCTTCCGCACGCTTGGTGAGCGTGGCTTGCTGCGCTTCCACCGTTTCAATTCGTTTGATGATTTCCGTGTTGTCCATTTACAGAGTTCCTTTCACTTTGGTTTGGAGCGCAGTCACCCGCGCCGTTAATTCCAGCTTTTGCAGGCGCTCGGCGGCGCACTCCAGGGAGTTGTCTGGCACCGGCAGCTTAGCTGCGGACTTCTCCCGATATGTTCTCTCAACGGCTACACGCGGACTAATCCGCACATCACCGGAGTCTGTTACTGTGTAGTCCACTCGCCACAGCTCGGTATCCTGCTCGAATATCACGGAGTCTGCGTAGAGCTCTGTTATCCGGGGGCCCGGATAGCATCCGGAGTCAGTCTGCGTAGAAGCGGGGTACGTTGCGACGATAGCGTCCTGCAGCCGAGTACGCAGCGCATCAAAGCTAAGACCGCCCAGCAGCGCTTTGCGTAGCTGCGTCCCAACTGTTATGGTGCGCAGCTTCTCAAAGCCAGCCGGAGCAACGATTGCTACCTTTGTTTCCGAGTCCGGAGTGTGTGAAAACCCTTTGTTGCCCAGCCACTGCTCTATCTGGGGAGCGCTCCAGTCCTTACCAAATACATAGGAGCTAACTGCGTACTCCCCGCTCTTGGTGATGCCCACAATAGCGCGGGGAAGCGACAGCGCGCGCTTTGCAAGCATCACGTGCGCGAAAGGATTGGCCGGGTCGTCCACCAGGGAAACTTCTCGCAGGTGCAGATCCGACAGTCTAAAGGTCTTGGGCAAGGAGGAGTCCCCTGCGTATCAGTTAATCTGCTGTGTACCTTCAGCTTGCCGACTGGCGGAAACCCCGTCCACCTATCGAAAAGGAGCGAAGCTCCCCGTTCTTAACTCGCTTCCAGGTTTCAGTGTCTGTTACCTGGAATCCCACCCACCATCCTACCATGCCCAAGTCTATCCCAAGAGCCTCTTGCTTTTCCTTGGTAAAGACCATGGACTCGATAAGCTGTGATACGCCCATCGTATCATGCATTTCTCCGCCGGTGCGTACTTCGGCGAATCGGTAGGCCATTTCCTCCATGTCTTTGGTGGAGATTATGTCTCTGTGATGGTCCACAATTTCTTTGCCGTCGATCTCCGAAACGGAGGCCCACCCGAACACGCGGCGCTGCTCGTCGGAACTTTTTGCAATTTGGAAATTGGCCTTGAGCAACGCAATTTCGGCGGTGGCGCCCCCTCGTAATGCGTAATGATGATGAAGCTTTCCGATGGAGAGCGTTACGCGCTCGGCGGGGAACAGAACGGTAGACATGGGCGCAGATGTAGCGGATCCAGGAGTAACGTACGCCATAGTCATGTGGGGGCAATAACCGTGATTGCGGAAAGCGTTCACCCCCAGCGCTTCCAGTTCCGATAGGATGCGCTCCCGCAGAGTTTCCAGGCGGGGGATGTCCACTAAGCGCACCAGCACGTCGCGCCCCTCTGTGGATTCTGTTGCGGGGAATCTACCCTCCCCGCTAAGCGCGCCGTCCAGCAGCGGGGGAAAGCTTGCGGTAACACGTTCCAGTACAGCGTGTATCGTGTTGATCTGCTCGCTTGTAAGCTCCTTCCCGAAGTAGGCCACTGTTACATGCAGCTCTTCCGCCGTCTCTCCGTCCGGTAACGCAAGCTGGGAAGCAAGCTCTGCGGACGGCCATAGCGCTATCATTACCCCGCTTCCTGCTTTTGCTATTTCCGGTTGCCAAAACGTATCGAACATTTGAACTCTCCTCTATCCGGCAAGTGCTATCGTGCACCGACAGTGCGGATGAAATGGCGGACCATCCATAGGACCGGATGGGGTCATAAAGGGAGAGCTTAGCAGAACCCCCGCAGCGTTAATCCTCTTTGTCTCCAAGCAAAACTCGCAGAGCCGCTCGTCGCGTGTGATTACCAGAATCTTCTTTGCATCGGCCGCTATCAGCTTCTGTTCCTGTGCCTGCAACCACGCTTCCCGTGTTCCGTAGTTCGCCGCGCGCAGTGTTTCGGTTCTCGCTATCATCATGGCGCGATAGCGGATCATCCTGTCTTCGTAATGCCCGACCAGCTTGTCTATCTGCGCTGCGGTTAGCTTTGTGCCGTTGAGCGCGTTCCGCTGCAGCGTCCTATCGGAGCGTTTGTCCCTAAGCTGCCGGCGCAGCGCGTCTTGATAGTTACCGAGCTGCAGGGCATAGCGATAGTTGTCCACCGCGTTAGCTTGTTCGACTGTCAGACCGATAAATTCCGCTATGCGCTCCGCCTGCTTGCGCGGAGCAAGCCCCATGGTCTGGCCGTCTGCTATCGCCTGCCGGATTCCTTCAATGGTGCGTGTGGATACTTGCAGCACCAAAGAAAAGTTGTAGTCTTTCAGGAATTCGATGGAGCGTGCGTTCTTCAAATCAAACCGCATCTCTACGCCCACCGTTGCTTTTGCTACGGGGACATTGCGGAGATCAATTACGGTTTGCGTGGCCGCTTCCGCGTACACTGCCTCTACACGTTCCAGGAAGCTGGACTTTTCGGGGGACACTCCCTTGCCGGCGAGCGCGTCCCCGAACTTGTCCACAATTCCCAGTGCGTCCGCCGCACTGGGACCCAGCCCAACAAAGGGAAGGAGCGTCTTTGCGCTGTGTCCTTTCCGTAGGAGTTGGATAGCAGAGAGCATAGCGGCCGCTGTTCCGGCCACCCGCGCATCTGCAACGCGTAAAGCTGTAGGTTCTTTGCGCTTAGAATCGCCCACAGCGCTTTCACCGAGCTTACATAGGGGGATTACGTATCCCCCGCACGGCAGCGCGCTACGCGTCATTAGACGCCTCTTCCGCGTCCCCGTCGTCTTCCTCCGGATCTTCCTCAGGTGCTTTGCTTTCCGGTGCGTCTTCCTTTTCCTCTTCTGGATCTTCCGTCGTGTCCTCTTCTACTCCAGGCCTTTTGGGCTGCGGATCCGCGTCTTCGGAACGTTCTGGAAGCTTGGCCACCTTCCGGAGATGATTCTCTAAGTTCTCATCCGGGAAGAGCGGCATTCCTGCACCGGCGACTGCAGTAATAAATGCACCGAGTGCACCCAGATCCTGCGTACCCGTGCTTTCGTACGCAAGGCGCGGCGGGATATTTACCGTAATTCCGTTGATCGCAAGCAGGCGCGGGATAGCGTGCATATTGAACACGCTGGCGATCGACTCTAGAATGGCGTCCAGCGCGTTGGTGAATACATCAATCTTGCTAGAGGACAGCGCGAAGCTTCCGGTGCTCTGAGAGCCTAGCAGGATGAAGTCCGCAAGGATGCTGCGCGCGATAGCGTGATCGTAGCGCGCGATAACTGCGCCGGGATCTATCTGCTTCTTGCTTCCTGACGAAGACATTAAGGAGAATTCGAGCAGCTTGTTACCGTGCTCGTCGCGCGCTAGCGGGAGTAGAATTCCTGCCTGATCGTCGTTACGAACACTGGTGACGATCTGTTCTAGTACTTCATCGTACTGCTTCGCCATCTCCGCTGTGCGATAAATCACAGGGAGGCCAGCCAAGTCCCGCTCTACGCCGATCCCTTCAATGTCCTGGACTCGCTTCTTGAAGTACCAGGAGCGATATGCGGTACGCAGAATGCTGCGTCCCTCCGGATTGTTGGCGTGGGTTGTGGTGCGGAACAGAAGAGAGCGATTGATCGAGATAGAAACAATATTCAGATCGGGGAGCGCGGTCTGCTTAAACGCTTGCAGCCCGCCTTCCTCGTCCCATTCCCACTCGTACAGCGTGTGTTGCGCGCGTATGGGGATCTTGCGCCATCCGTACATACCGTCTGAGAACTTGCTGCGCTTCTTGGGATCGTTGTTGGAGCCCTTGCGCTGCTTGTAGACAATCTCGTGCCAGCTCCACCCGTACACCAGCATGCTTAGAATCTCCACAATGACGGAGTTCCAGGAGCTGGACATGTCATGCATGCAGGATTCTATAAACTCGTTAAGCTCGTGATCCGGACCCTCCACGCGCCACGCGACTTTGCGTATGCGCGTTTCGATGGCGAAGAGCATTCCACCCACCGTGTCGTCATTGAGCGACATTTCCTGAAACGCTTTGCGGCCGCGATCCCCTGTTAGCTCTGTGAGGGGCTCTTCGTAAACGAGGCCTCTGTTCCCGTAGCGTATCAACCCTACGCTTCCGAGCTCTTCTGTGATTTTCTTCTGTACGGGTTCGTGTGTCACGGTGTTTACCTAATGATACTACTTACGTCTTTCCGAGCGTCCTAGCCAGTAGCTGCTCTTGGACAGCGGGATAATAGGTGCTTTGCTTGCTTCGTATCGCTTCTGTAGTTCCCGCCCCTTAAGCAGCGCTTGCGACGTCGCGTCCACATAGTCATCGTGCGCGCCCTTGGGAAACTGCAGCATCTGCTTAATGTAGTCCGCAACCCACAGTGTTTTATCTGGGTTCGGAATAAAAACGTTGCCGGCGTCGAACTCCGGGGTAACGGACGTGGCGCGCGACCACTTGCTCCCCTCCGGCGTGAAAGCAGTTAGTCCCGTCAGCTCCCCACCTAGCGCGTCCAGGATAGCGGGACCGTTCGCTTTGTCCTCTACAAGCTTGCGCACAGCTTTAGGCCACTTCTTGGTGAGCGTGCGCATGCGGGCAATGGTCTGCGTAAACGTAAGCTTTTCGCAGATCCCGTCAAGTAGGATCCTGCGGGAGCCCTGTATTCCCCACACTAGGCCCACCACAAAGTCCGACTTCTCCAGCCCCTTGAAGGTCATGTCCCACGATTGGAATATTTCGTCGCAGTCCTCCGCCATCTCTTCTGGGGTGTTGTCGTAGAACCTGAAATGATCCGGACGGAACAGAACACCAGACGCGGGAGCGGGGTCTTGCTGATACTGCGCGCTGTAAGC